AAATCTGAGCACCCAACTCACCTCTTTCTCATCATCAGCTTCAATGCAGATTCACTGCAGCTTCACTGTCGCTTCAATGTTGTTCACTGTTCATTCTTCTTGTTCTGTTCGTTCTTACTTTTTTTTGTTCTTCTCTGTTCCGTCCATCGTTGACCGACAGCTGAAGCGGGATGGCTGTGTAAGTGTCTGGTAGGTGGGGGGAGCCTTAGCCCCCCACCACCACCATACACACACACCATTCCTGCTGTTCACGGTGCATCGCCTATTATACGTAGTATACAGGGATTGCACGGAACAAATGCATTCTCTTGATAATGCATCAATGTTGCACATGTGTATTGCTGTGCATATTCTTAGAGAATTCCAGAGAACGAACATGTGTTTACCTCTGTAAAAATCAGGTGTTGCACGGCTTGCACAGCCTAAAACTGCTCTTGTGCGCACTCTGATTCATCAGGTATAAAATGACCTTTTTCCAACTTATATCCTGCCTTATATGCCCTTCTTCTTACAGTACTTTCATTCAATTCCGGAAAGAATGCATAGACCTCTTTGGCGCTTCCGTCCGTGCTTGCAATGGCTGCCCGGAAAGCCTCTATGGCCTCTTCCTGCTTCTTTTTGTTGGCTTTATGCATGGCTTCCAGGCCCTTCTCCTGGCTGGTCTTTTCATAATTCATGGGCTTTGCTCTGGCCAGTATGCTGGAACCGTCCACCATATGGATGGGGTAATCGAACCAGAGCTGCCTGGGCTCAAATGCAGGGAATTCTCTGAGGGTCCCTTCTATTCTCCATGCAGTGCGCTGTTCTATGGCATTCTCTGCTTCCTGGATCCTCTGCAACAGGACCGCAAACACTTCCGGTTTAAGCAGCCTTTTTGCTGCCTCGAACATGTCCACGGGATCCTCCAGGGCCACTCCGTCGAGGTCCTCCATCCAGCTGAAGAATCTGTACTGCTTAATAAAATAGAGACACAATTCAGCACGTTTCCGGGCCTTTTCCCTGGCATACTGCTCGTCCTTCACCTGGATCTGGATCATGTCCAGGATTGCGTCAGGATCCCGGGCAAATACTCCGGAACCAGAGGACCTGTCCGCAGAGCGCTTCTGTCCCTGCTGGCCCTTTGAGTGATGATGGCAGTATATGACCGAGCATCCCAGCTCAGTAGCTACCTTATCAAACTGATTGCAGAACTGGGCCATCTGATCCGCGCTGTTCTCATCGCCTGTAATGATTTTGTATATCGGATCAATGATGATGGCAGCATAATCCTTCTTCTGTGCCCGGCGGATCAGCTTGGGTGCCAGCTTGTCCATGGGCTCTGACTTTCCTCTCAGGTTCCAGATATCGATATTGGACCTGTATGTACCCTTCAGTCCCATGGCCTTGTACACATCCACAAAACGCCGTATGCAGCTCTTTTCATCCAGCTCAAGATTGACGTACAGCACCGATCCCTGCGCACAGGGGAACCCGATCCACGGCTGGCCTTCTGCTATTGCTATGCACAGCTCGATCAGGGCAAAGCTCTTGCCTGCCTTGGATGGCCCGGACAGGAGCATTTTGTGCCCCTGCCTGAGCACTCCGCAGATGAGCTGAGGCGCCAATTCAGGCGGATGATCGAACCAGGCATCCAGGCAGTCTATCTCCGGCAGGTCATCATTGGAAGATTCGATATATTCCTTCCAGGCAGCAAAATCGGGCTGGCCTATTCCTTTGGCCACGATGTACTGCGGATGGCCGGCACGCATGAATCCCGGGAACCTGGACAGCCTTGACGGGTTTCTGTTCTGCTTATCCAGAGTCAGCCCGTTGGCCTCGCAGACTTTGTAGATGTAATCTACGCGGCTCTTGTACTCTTTCAGACTGTCTGCATCCACATGGACTATGGCATGCAGGCTCTTCTTGCCGGAGTGCACAAGGACAGCCACCGGGAGCTCAAGCTGCTTGATCAGGGTGTACTGCCGGTTCAGTTCCATGTTGTCACACTCGATCAGAGCATACCGGTAATCTGTGACGTTCTCGTCCCTGATGCCGGCCCCGTCCAGAGGATTGAACCGCACCCAGGCGCCGGCTTCTTCCTTATAATCCCCAATGGCCTGGCTCAGGTCCCCATTGTACCGGTCCAGATCTCTGAGGATGTCTTCTGCAGTCCGCTTGTAGCTGCCTTTATCCGGAAGATACCGGATGCTTCCGTCTTCTTCCTGCTTTTCCCAGGTTGTAACGACATAGCCGACATATTCATCCGGCATGAATAAGGTATTGATGTACTCGCGGATCTGCTGGGCCGGATCAAAGTCTCCCGGCCCGGGCAGGTCCTCGTTCTGGATCCACCGCTGGTCTATGACTCTCAGGTCATGGGAGTCTGCGATGAATTCCTCGTCCCAGCCCAGTGCCCTGGGCATCTCTCTTGCATATCCTCCATACCTCTCAGCCAGCTCCACAATCGTTCCTGAAGTGATCGGATTGGGGCTTCCCCTGAAGCTGAGCCACTTCTGGGCACACTCGCCCTTGTGGTACCTGGCATGATCCCTGGCGCTCCAGGACTCCCACTCCGTTACCTGGAACCCGGAATTCTGGAGCGCCATGCCCACATGCAGCCACTCCTCATAGCTGCACTTTGCAGGATCGATCATATGGAGGATGTTCAGCAAATCATCATGATTGTTCATTGTCTGTCTCTTTCTGATCGTGCAGCATGAAGTCTCTGATCTTGTAATACTGTTTTGCTCCTGTGCAGTCGTAGCATTTCAGAGGATCAGCTCTCTTGTCAGCTCTCTTGTTCTGGCAGGTCCAGCAATCCGTCACTCTTACCGCAGTATCAAGCGCTGTCTCCAGCTTATTGATTACCGCGGCAAGATCATTGGAATCTATCCCGTGAAGCGTTTCCCCGAAACGGTTTAATAATTTCTCGATTCTTTCATCAGCAGTCATTCTTTATCCCCCACTTTTCTTTTACCATTTCAATATCATGTTTAAGAAGCTGTTTTTCAGCCTCTATCCAGAATCTTTTTACTGTCCAAGTGGTTGGGAGGTCTTCTTTGTCTTCATCCTGAATACTCTGTCCGCAATCAATCTTTTCAGCTGGAACCCATTGCTGCTCATCTTCACACCACTCATGGTGAAGAATGTTTTCCATGAATGATGAATAGCATTTTCGGCACAGGTGATAGGAATCACTCCTGTCTATCCAAATCTCATGGTAATCGCCCTTTTCACTTCTGGAATCATCAAACATTAAGGCTTTGCAGCCATCACACTGGATCATTGTACTCATTTTTCTACCTCTTCCTCATCTTTAATTTCCGCATTTTTAAATGCCTCGATGAGCATGTTTATCGTCTCTTCCTCGTAGTTTCCTGCCATACAATGAAAATCTGCCTTGACTCGTTGAAAAGTTTCCAAGAATCGATCCTTCTCCAGTTCTCCAACAAATTCTTTCGGAATTTTGATCGTTACTATTGCATACATATCTTCGTCATCAAGTTTTCTGCATTTACCATTATGCGTGCAAAATCCATATAAGACGCGTTCCATACATGAAAGGCAAGGATTCTTTTTCATACCATTTTCCACTGCTTTCAAGGTCCACATCAATTAGTCCAACTCGCATCTTTCGGCCTATACGTTTTCGGTTCAATGTCCCATGGTATTTTCCAGTTGTTTGCTGAGATTCTCCAGATCATCTTATTGGCATCTTCAAACTTCCACATGCCAACATTTTTGAATCCGCGCTGTTCCAGGAACCGTATCTGCTTAGGAGTACTGAGGCCCTCGTCGATCCGGCTGTGCAGGCTCCTGAGCAGCTGATCCGCTTCGCCCTGGGTCTTGATCTCTCCGGCAAATATTCCCAGCTTTTCAATGCTGTCGATAGTCTTCTGTGTGGGTGCCGCCTCCTCTTCCAGGAAAGACGGCTGGTAATTGGCCAGCTCATAGCTGTGGATGCTCATGGCGAACTGCAGAGGATCCACAAGCCTGGCCTTCTTCTTTCTCATTGCGGCAAGCTGTTGTGCCAGGGCCTGCTCCCTCTCGTTGATGACATCGCTTTCCGCTTCTTCCTCTGCCTCTTCCAGGTCAACGGCTTCTCCGTCTTCCATGTTCTCCGTCATCTTCCTGGCTACTGCATCGTCCTTGCAGATCAGGCATGCAGGCCGGCACAATTCATGACGCTCGATCATCCAGAGGAAATCCAGAAGCAGCAGGTTTTCTTTCCCAGGAAACAGCCGGGTTCCCCTGCCTACCATCTGCACAAACAGGCCTCTTATCTTGGTAGGTCTGAGGACCACAATGCAGTCCACGCTGGGGCAATCCCAGCCTTCCGTGAGGAGCATGCTATTGCACAGCACCTGGTATTCTCCCTTATCGAATGCCTGGAGAATCTCTGCCCTGTTTTCGCTGTCTCCATTGACTTCTGCGGCCTTCATGCCTCTGTCATTGAGCAACTGGCAGAACTTCTGGCTGGTGGCGATAAGCGGCAGGAATACCACTGTTTTGCGGTCCCCGGCATAATCGATAAGCTTATCTGCAATCTGCTCCAGGTATGGATCCAGCGCATTTCCCAGGGAGCCTGCAGCATAATCTCCATTCTGCATTGTGACTCCGGAAAGATCGATCTGCAGAGGAATAGTCTGGGCCCTGATCGGGCACAGGTATCCGTTGTGGATGGCCTCCGGAAGCGTGTACTCATAGGCCAGGGACTCAAAGTACTGGCCTAGGTTCCTGTGATCTCCGCGCTCCGGTGTGGCTGTAACACCCAGCACTCTGGCCTTGCTGAAGTGATCCAGGACTGCCTGATAGGATGCACTCAGTGCATGGTGCGCTTCATCAATGATGATGGTATCGAAGTAATCTTCCGAAAATTTAGCCAGGCGTGTTGGCCGGCACAGACTCTGTACTGATCCGACGGTCACTCTGAACCAGGAACCGAAACAGCTTTCCTCTGCCTTCTCTACGGAACAGCCCAGGCCTGTGGTTTTATTGAGCTTGTCTGCGGCCTGCTGGAGCAGCTCCGCCCTGTGAGCCAGCACCAGCACCCGGTGGCCACGCTTGACTTCCTCACGAATAACAGCAGAAAACACAATAGTCTTGCCGCATCCGGTCGGGAGTACAAGCAGGGTCCTGCTGTGCCCGCCATCCCATTGGGCGAGCACAGCGTCCCTGGCCTCCTGCTGATATGGCCGCAGCTCGATCTCAGCCACGCCCGAAGCCGCCGCCGAAACCTCCAGCGAAAGACTGCTGCTGCGGTGCACCGAACTGTGCAGGCGGCTGTGTCGTTGTGGCGCTGTATGCAGGCTGGCTTTCCTTCTTGTAGAATTTATCGATCTGATTGTTCTTGTACTGCTTTCCGTTCTTCTCATATTCATAGACAGAGACTTTGCAGCGCCCGGTACCGCCTACAGCCTTTTCGATCATGTTGGGCGTAATGTGATCGCCTTCCTTGAAGATTCCGGTGGCAAACATGACTTCTGTGATCTTCCATTGCATCGTGTTGACCAGGAAGAGAGAGTACTTTGTATTGCCGGTATTGACGCCATCCGTCAGGTCCACGCTCAGCTCGATCTGTCCGCAGGGCGGGAGCTTTGCGGAACCATTGAAGCGCTTCCGCTCAAAGCTTGTGATCGTAAAATTGTAATCACCGGCAGGCAGTGGCTCGTATGATTTCTCTTCTACTACAAACTCCTCATCCCAGCCAATCTCACGGGGCATTGCATTGTTCTCAGCCATGATTCATTCCTCCTTAAAATGGCATGTCCTTGATTTGATCTATAGTCTTCTTTACTTCAGGCCAGTAGGCCACAAGCATTCCGCTGATGAATTCCGCGCCATAATCGATGATGGCAGTGTCTTCCGGGAAATATTGAAAATGCGCTACAGCTTTCCGGACATCTTCTTCCGTTGCTCCGTCTGCTTCCATGAGCTTCTGCAGTTTGGCCAGGGCATCAATCAGGGCCGGATCAGCTTTGACTTCTTCCACTGTCTTCTGCATGACAGGCGGCTCAGATTTCTTCTTTTTCTCCTTCTTGGGAGCAGGATCCGGAGCAGGTGCAGCTTCCTGGGCAGGTACCTCGATAGGCGGAAGCGTCATCCCGGAAGGAATGATGCTGGCAATTGCCGCATACTCAAAAGGCAGCTCATCCGGAAGGCCGAAGCGGTTCTTCGCGTCGTAAGTGGTATTGTGGGTGGTGTACATGAACCGTCTCCCACCTTGAGCTTTTCCTTTACCGTTTTCATCTTTGACGATAAAGGTTTTGTAATTCGCGAACAGGAGCATATCTGCCCATTCCTTAACGAGAGGACAGGTCTTTTTCTGCATCTTCAGCTCCCAGCGATCATAAGTGCCCATCTCTTCCGGAAGAGTTACTGTCCTCATGAATGCATGCGCAGTCAGCAGAATATTGATTCCATGATCACAGGCAAGTGTAAGCTTATCCAGAAGACGGCCCATCTCTTCCACCAGGTATGTATATCCTTTTCCATATCCGGCAGATTCCAGGCCATCCCACTTATATTTTGCGCATAGCTGCTGGATGCAGAGCCGCTCCGCCCAGTCGATAGTATCAATTACCAGAGTCTGGCACAGGGAAGGATTGGCGATTACATAATCGACTTCTTCCATGAGCATGGACCATGATGTAGGATTTGGAAGTCTCTTGACATTGAGCTGGCCGGTGGATCCCTCAGTATCGATGAACAGAGGATTAGGAAACTGGGAAGCAAAGGTGGATTTTCCCAGCCCTTCCACGGAATAGAGGCAGATTTTAATTGGCTTTTTCAAAACGCCATCTTGAATCTCGAACACGGTTATTCCTCCTAGATTTCATTTGTTCTTTCATAAATGTTCCTGGTATTATCTGATGAATCCTCCCCTTTTTTCTTCAGGCTTATCCTGGATCAGGCCATCCTCAATGATGATGCTGCACTCGTCTCCGGAGCTTACCCGGGTGGCGATCACCTGCAGGCCCTGCCCCTTGAGCCAGGTATTGAACATCTGCAGAGTGTCCGTATCCATCTGCTCCAGCTTGTCCATGAGCACAAACTGGCATTTAGGATTGATCGCCTTCACGATAGATGCAGCCACAATCAGCTGATCGGAGCCGCTCATGGCATCCCATTTGTGGCCGTTGTGGGTCAGGCACCCATCCTCTATGCCGAGGTTCGGAAGCGGAAGATTGGCGCCTTTCAGCAGATCCTGACGTGCCTGCCGGAGCTTCTCGATCTGGTCCGTGAGGCCGTTATACTGCTCGTTCAGCTGGTGCGCTTCTTCCTTGGCCTGTTCCTTGGCCATGTTCGCCCGGACCTTGGTGTTTATTTCATCGATGTCGTGCAGCTTGGCCTGAATCTCATCAGTCGATTCATCGATCAGCTCTTCAACCGTCTTGCTGGCGATCTCCTGATCATGCGTCAGCTGATCCAGTTTGGCCTGGGCGCCGGCAATCTGAGACTGAAGCTGAGACATCCTGTCCATCAGCATCTGCAGCTCATTTGTGGCCCGTTCGCGTTCCAGGATGATTTCCTTCAGCTGGTCCCGCTTCCGGGCATTCTCGCCATTTCTGGCCAGGATAGCGGCATTCTCGTTGATCAGCTCTGTAGCGGATACCGGCTGATTGGGTGCATCGGTGTATTCCGGGAGGCCTTCAGCGTACTTGCTCTTCATGGTGGCCATCTGGCCAAGCGCCCTTCTCTGGTTGTAAAGCCGGTCATATTCCTGGTCCATGGCTTTGAGCTGATCGCCCACACCAATGATCTTCAGGAGTGTCTCCGCCTTTTCCTTATCACTGGCCTGCATGAACTTGGGAAGATCCAGTGCCAGGACCTCAATGAAATCATCCAGGAGCTTCTGGCCATAGCGTCTTCCGGAAGGATCAGTAACTGTCAGGTCCGAGTTTTTGCCCTTGCGCTCAACCACCAGACCATTGTCCAGGGTGATTTTGATGTGCGGTGGATTCGCCGCACCTTCCCGCTCAGGATTGGATGGGGCAAACTTTGCGCCGCCCAGAGCCCAGGCAATGGCATCCAGGATAGATGTCTTTCCCTGGCCATTTTTCCCGCCGATGACCGTCAATCCGTTGGGCGTCGGTTCATAGGTGACTGTCCGCACTCGCTTGACGTTCTCAATCTCAAAGCTATTGATTTTCATGGTTTTCTCCTTCTTTGTTGGTTGTGTAGGCGCGGATCCGCGCCTTGGGGACTCTGTTCATGGCCGCTTTCCAGGCATCGAAGCATGCATGGGCGGCATTGATGCTGTGTTTAGGATAGGTGTGCCATTGCGCTTCGCACTGCTCATTCCGGCACTCATAATAGGCTCCGTAAGTTATTCCGGATGGATCCATTCCATACCACAGCTGCATGGTCTTTCCGCACCCGGGGCAGGTAGGCTGTTCATACTTTCTGACCTGGTCTATCGCCCTTTCTTCTGCCGGTGTTGGGGCCATTCTTCCTCTCTCCTTTCAATTTGAACCACAATTGATAATCCTTGTTTATGTAAACAATCCCGCGCTTGGGCGTTGCGACGGCGATCAGGATGCCGGGCGGTCTGTTTAAGCTGCTCTTTTCCATTGATACGCACGCTTTCTTGGCTGTTGCTTAAGCAGCCTGCGTACAATCCTGGCTGATTCCTGATAGCTCATGCCGGTGTCCAGGACCTGTGCTTTCCGGTTATCCCGGGCTGTTTCTTCTGCGGCATCAATCAGGTCATGGATCAGGATCAGCGCCATGATGGAAAAGAGCACCATGACCAGAATCAGGATTGGAACCATTCTGTGCCTCCCACTGGATCAAACTTGACATCAAAGCTCTTGGCGATCATGCTGAGTCCCCACAGCTCATTCAGCGTCAGCATCTTAGGATCAGCGAAGTGTCTGCTGAGTGTTGCCTGGGACATTCCCAGGAGCGATGCAATGCGGGAAATGCTTCCCACCTTTTTGGCCAGCACATGCAGCTGTCCGCGGACCTTATCCTCGTTTGACATTTCAGGCCTCCTTCCACTATAATTAAGTGTCTTTTTTCCTTTGCCCTGCTGGGGACGGCCATCCCCGGCAGGGTAATTTTTTTTTTACTTGGAATAGACTTTCTTGAATTCTTCTTCCGTGATTTCTTCCCATTCGAAGCGGCCATTGCCGGCATTGCGCCACTGGCCAAGCCCCTTGAACCGGCCATAATCCAGGGCTGTTTCCAGTATGTCGAATGAGATATCCTTGCTCGCTTTGGTGGCGTAATTCTCGACGATGTCTACCCGGAAATAGATCTCCCAGCCAGGATCCAGAGCCTGGCTTGCAGCCAGGGCAACTCGCGGACCCTGCATTGTCTCTGCCCGGAGGGGCCGCTCGCAGATGTAATCTTCTTTGGTGTAGTAGTCCTCGCCGCTCCGGAACTGGATGTAGGTGGGGCTGATAAACACCAGGTTATCAATCTTAGACTTGGCTGCCTTGACGGACAGCTGATCCTTAAGAGTAGTAAGTGCTGCCTTGAAAAATCCCTTGATGACGTAGTCCTTGATGCACAGCCGGCCATGGTTGTCCGGTTGGAAAACCGTCATCTTGTTGTCGATCTTGTCCGCGGCATTCTGCTCCATGAGCTCAATCTCCGCGTCAACCTCTGCCTGGCGCTCTTCAGGCACCTTCTTCCGGAGATACTCCGAGTACACTTCCGGGCTGGGCGGCAGGGATCCGAGGATCGCTTCAATACCAGTGAGTTTGTAAAATTTGCATTCCGTGTTTACTTTCATTGTCTTTTCTCCTTTTTGTTGTCGTTTGTTGTTACCTCTACGCTTCAAAGCATAGCCGGAGCAATTCTGTGCGCTTCTTTTCCTCTGCCCGGCGTTATGGTGCATTGCCCATGCTATGCGCTTCAAAGCCATGCCATGGCCGCACGCTCTGTACTTCGCTTCACCCAAGCATAACGAAACCATGCTTTTCCATTGCAACTCTAAGCCCCTCCATTGCTGAACATAGCAGGGGCCGTACATAGCCATTACTTAACTGAAATCGGCTTCACTCCCGCCACACGTCGCTTAACCAATGCCCTGGATAACAAAGCAACACTCTTTCCGTACGCTGCACTGCCGCGCAAAGCCAAAGCTCTCCATCACGTTTCTGTTCCGCAGCGCGGCGTTACTTTTCCTATGCCCTACCTTGCTATGCCACGCCTTGACGCCGTTTTGCTTCTCTTTACTCCGCCACGGCTGAGCACATCTTTGCGTTAGCGACACCCATCTTTACCCCACAGT